GTACCATTTGGAGAGGAACATATGGACAATAGAAGAGTCCAGCGTCATAAGGTGAAGAACCCTTATAACCAATAACATAGTACTGGTTGCCAGGAGATGTATTGCTGGAGGTTAGGTTTGCCGCATATGGATCAATATATACGCGGAATTTGCCCATTAGAGTACCAGCAAAGGTATTGCCAGTGTCATCAACAGATAGGTTTGTGTTGAGAGCAGGGGTGTAATCAAGAACACCAGCCATGGTTAGAGCGGAAGCAACATCTGCAGAGCAGATGATGGTGTTGCCCTTCCCGCGACGAGTTCTTTGTGCAATTGCGTTTGCATCTCTTTCGATTTGGAAGAGTAGACCCTTGAACTTCTCAACGCTCCAACGTCCGTTTGAATCAACGTCAAGATCGAAGATTCCAGGAGTTGCAACGTTTTGTACAGCACCTTGTTCAGCAACCTTGTAGATGGTACGAATAACTTCGCGGTTGATTTCAGCAAGAATCTCAGTTGAGAGAATGTTTGCTAATTCCGCTTCAGCATTCAAACCGTGGATTGCTTTAAGGTCTTGAGCGAGTTCTAGTGAGTACTCAGCTTTCAGAGCGCGTGACTTTGCAGTAACAGTGACTTTCTCAATTGAGAATGCCATCTGGTTGAATGCATTATCACCAGTACCATCAAGGTTTTCAGCCTGATCGGTACGCATACCTTGTCCAACGTTGTATGGAGAAGGATTGGTTGTTGCAGTACCAACTGGGTTTAGAACTGATGGGTTTGAACCGCTTTGTGAAGTTGTACCAAAACCAACAGCAGTATCGGAGAAACCAGTTGAAGCGTTGCGTCCTTGAGGTTCGCCTGAGAATGCAGAATCAACTTCGTTGAAGAAGGTTTCAGTGCCGTTCTGGTTGGTGTAACGTGAACGCATTGCAAAGATAAGTCCAGTAGGACCGCTCATTGGTTGAACACCGCAAATATCATATGCGATGAGGTTTGGCATTGATCTTCTGATCAATGAAATGAGAACTGGATCGAAACCTGCGGTAGGACCACCTACAGCTGCTGAACCACTGAAACCAGGAGCATTTGTGGTGCTACCAGTGTTCATGGTTGGAGCTTCAGTCAAGAATGAACCTGAGGTTTCAAATGAAGACTGTTCTCTTAAGAATTTTTCTTGGTTTTCTAGCAGGACAGCGGTTACTGCTCTACGATGGGAATCTGTGATTTTATCAAGACCCTGATAGTCGAGGAGTGGTGCCCACTTTTCCTGCAACTGTTCTGATTGGAACATTTGCGTTTACCTTTTTTACTAGTGTTTGTTTGGTTTGAATTATATTAAATTCAATTATTTGCTGAATGCTGAAAGGGTTTTCAAGTAAGTAGCCATTGAACCAGAAACGAATTCTGGAGAAGAATCTACTCCCTCCGAAAGACTTTCAGTTTTAGCTTTTGGAGAATTTGTTTTTGATGGGAAATAAGCTTCCTTTAGTGTCTCCAATTTTTCACGATATTCTTCGTCACTTTCAAACTCAACACTTTCGGCAAGTGAAGCGAGCTTGTCTTTCTGAGTGGCAGCAAGTCCCTCAGAAACTTGATCTAAGATTCCCTCAGCAACCGACTCTGCGAGACGCTTGTTAAGTGAAATGTTTTTCTCAATTTGCTCGTTGAGTTTTTCTTCCATTTCATCAAGTTTTTCTACCATGCTCTCAAGAACATCATATTTATCTTCAGGGATTGATACATAATGTGCTTCAAAAAGTTCCTTCATTCCTGAGAGGAACGATTCTGTCATTTCTGTCTTGAGTCCTTTTTCGACAACAAGTGCATTCTCTTGAATCCACTCTTCAGAAACGTACTCAAGATATGAATCTACACGCTCTTGAAGTTCTGATTTAATTTCTTCAACTTCTTCGAGAAGAGCAGCTGCATATTCTTCAGTTAGAGATTCTTTGATCTCAGAAACTTTTGATCTTAGAGCAGCTTCAAAAATGGTGCGTGCTTTTTCTTGGAATTCTTCTGAGAGTTCTTCGCCAGCAAGAAGAGCATTTACATCTTCTTCAACGTTAAACTCTTCATCCATATCTTCTTCATCATCGTCATCATCATCTTCTTCTTTCTTAGATTTCTTAGCCTTGCTGGCTTCATTCATTTTCTTTTTGCCCTTTGATTCGCCTTCATCATCGTCATCATCGTCATCATCGTCTGATGCTTTTGATTTTTTCGATCCAGACTCCTCTTCTTCATCATCGTCATCATCTTTGGCTTCTAAGAGTTCTTCGTCTTCATCATACTCAAACTCTTCATCTTCCTTAACGCCAGCTGCTGTCATTGCTGGTTTTGCTCCTTTGTTTACAACATTCTTAACTTGCTTAAGAGTTGCACCAGGAGTTTTAAGTTTTGCTGAATCATCGTCTGGTTTGTAGTTGGAAGGATCTGGTCCTCCAAGATCTTCCCAGCTACCAGTTTGTCCTGGTGTTGAACCAGACAAACTTGGCATCGCATCCGCAGCCTTAGCATTCGCATTGACAGCGGTTTTGGATTGCTTAGTGCCTACTTCCATTTCTTGTAAATCTCCACGAGACATTTGAACTCTCCGTTTAACCTTTGGTTATAAACTATATTTATTTATAATTTAACAAATAAAATTATTCAATTTAAAAATAAAACTAAAATTGATTTATCTTATATAAAACTAAAATTGATTTATCTTATATAAAACTTTAATAATGATATAAAAATAAAAAAGTATAATTTTAACTTTAAAAATAATTATTCTTTAATTATCATAATACAAATTAAAGCATTTATTTAGAAAATCACAAATTGGTATTTTCACTGATGGTTCTTCTTGGACCAATGGTTTCACTGCCAA